ACTATAAACCGATATTATTTTCTAAAATAGTTTATTACTAAATACATGATGTGTAAAAGAATACTTTACTATTTACTTGCAAATGGGTTATTTGGTGAGTAGATAACTGGGGTTGCATTGTTCAACAAATAGATGTATATCACTAAAAATATGAACACCCCAACTAGTGGTAATATGAGAAGTATCCATGACATATTCACGAAATTATTCTGACACAAATATTGAAGAAGATATGTCCATGTTGACACCGTGATTAGGTGAAGAAGCATGGCTGACACATCAACACTCGATAATGAAAGTGCCACTGTAAATATCAACGAGAAAAATACATACAAAAATGCAGGTGGGCATAGCCTAAGATTATCCATGAAACGGTTACTAATATATCTCCCGAAAATAAGTTAGAATAACGATATAAAGGGTGTCAGCTTGTAATATATAATTCAAACAAAATGACAACAGCATATTCAACACAGAATGACCTCTTGTTAAGCAACCTACTTGATTTTTATAACAGAGACGATAACTTTAAAAAGATGTTAGCGGTGGTAACAGGCGAATCAAAGGTGTCACTTCGAATCACCGACTGGTTCTCAACAAATTATGCAAAGAAGTATTACACCGTATATACTATTAGCAAGACAATCAACGATGAACATATTAACAGAAGATTCAAAGTATACACGGACTACAAACTAAAGCTTAAGGCATACTCCAAGAAGCGATTTGACCCATTTTGTAGGTGGGACCGTATCACTGTACCATACAAGAATGGCACATCGATTCAAACAACCATTGGACAACTTAATTTCTTCAAATGGATCATTGAAAATGATGTAATTGATTATATTGAAGCTCACTACGATACAATCGAAAGCGACATGAACAATCGCAATAGCACATCCAAGAAAAAGGAGATTATTATCTCAGACAACTCAAAAACAAGAAAGAAGCGAGAAGAGTTATCCATTTCGGCAACAAAAAGCATTAAGCGAGAAGATGTTGAAATTGTGCTCACTTTTAGCTAATCAATATTTTGCGTAACAACAGTATAAATATATGTGCGTACACACATATATCCATATATCCTATTTATTCATATACATATTTCAAATTACATGGGTTCTATACAATCAACCAAAAAAGTGAGTTTTGAAGACATTATCGACACGGTGTATCAAAATAAGGCTGGTTGTCTACTAGTAAACACGCTCCCTATCACAGAACAAGACTGTCTCCTATCGCACACAATTTTGGCACATGCCGAAGAATCTGCAATTAACAACATACTAACAAACAATCGCAACATACCAGTCATTCTTTACGGAAAAAATACAAGCGACAATAGTGTCCTTGTTAAATACGAGCAGTTAAGCAAACTTGGACTTCATCAAGTCTATGTTTATCCAGGAGGACTATTCGAATGGTTACTCCTACAGGAAATATATGGAGATGATGTCTTCCCAACTACATCTAAAACTAAAGATATATACAGATATCGACCACCAAAAGCACTTCAGTTACATCTAATCAAATAATCATAATTTTTTGTACGCGTATAGTATACACCTTTAGACATTTAGACCACCATGTACGAAGAACACTCGACTCCAAAAAAAAGACGATTAAGCACTTATTCGGATGATGATAGTCTGCCAACTGTTGTGAAAACACCGAGTGGAATAAATGACGCGGCAGGACAGAGTGATTTGCTTCGCCGTTATGAAGAAGCAGATAGAAATCGGTATATGAATCAAAGGTTCGCTAAACATTTTTTTAAAGGAACGCTTATCACTAAGAATGGAGTCATAGCATACAGCCCAATGCTAGTTCAAAAAGGACAAGAACCGTTATTTATTCTTGTCCCAGCAAGTGACATAGAAATAGAAGAATGGAAGCGCGACACCAGCAACCGTCCTATATTATTTAATGAATACGGTGACCCTGTTTTTAAAAAAAACTTATTTGCAGATGATATCGGTATTAATAGGCAATTAAGTAATAATTCAAATGTAACAACTTCTACAAACACTACAACTGATGAAGAAGCTGGGTCGGGGAATGAAGCATACGGCGGAAAACGAAGACGCTCACGTATTGGTAAAAAGACACATAGAAAAAAACAACGACACCGCAAGACTACACTACGCCAACGCAGAGCATAACTATAGAATACAACACAATACGTTGACTAAGTGGCGGGCAGTTGAGTTTTCTTATTTGGACACAACAATATTCAGCACATTCTTTTCATATCACACACAACAGCATCAATTTTAGCCAACCACATTTTTAATTCGTCTGGATTTTCGTAAATATCTACATTTCCATCCAATTCAGTAATAGTCGCATCATTCTCTTGCATGGCTACCATCATCTGCTGATGGTATTCATGACAACCTTGTAAGTACTCCAATGAAATCGAGCTCTCGCCATTACGATTACGCAGCTGCGTGCGGCTATGAGCTATCTCTGGAGTGGTATTTACATAAACAATCTTTTTAATACTAATATCGTTAATGAACGTATCGAACCACTTACTGTATATCTGATAGTTCACATCCTCAATCTTACCACTATCGAACAACATCTTAGCGAAAACGTACTTGTCCGTGTATAAACACCGCTCAGTAATGAATATCTTGCCTGGATTGGCAGCAATGGCCTCGCGCATAACCGCTAGTCTGGAAATATACGCCATCATCTGAAATGGAAACGAATACTTATCTTGATCCGCATAAAACTTTTCCAGCATCGTTACCCCATTTGCATCTCGTATCGTGTTCCAACAGGTAACTGGCTCGTCTAAGAACACCATTGTGTCGTTATCTTTGTATTCTTTTTTTAAGCACTCAAGAAGAGTCGATTTCCCAGACCCAATATTCCCTTCAATGCTAAGAATGCGCGATGGGGTGGTGGATTGAACTGGAATGGGACATGATTCGTCGGTTTGGGTTGACATGATAGTTGAGGACATTTGTTTTATTCGGACGAATGAACGAAGGAATTATACGGTATTTGATATAGTAAGGCAATGATTTTTTTCTGTTCAATTTGACGTATTATGCCCAACAGTACAACACATAGATTTTACACAGTTGAATAACTTACACCCTCAAATATATATTCTAAATTATAGCAAAAATCGAATCGAATAAAAATACTATCTACTCATCAGCAACAAATTGAACCCGAACATTGACAAAATCAAATAGGTATAAAACACAAGCATTGGTTATTGTACCAGACTTAGTTATTCATAACTACTCAAACTCGTTCGCAACTTAAATCATGGATCTCACCCAAGTAAAACTCAGCAAGACAGAATGGGACTCTACGGAGGTACCCATCTCGCCGAGTGAACGCCGCATCGTACAGATGATTATCCAAGGATATGATAATGTCAACATCCGTGAAAACCCAAACCAGTCTCTGGCCAGCTACATGCGCATGTCATCAGTGCTGGGTGTACACGATTACGTATTCATTCATTACTTCGAGGCCGAACTTAACGAGATTGACAAGAGCATTGCTCCAAAGGTAAGTGATAAAAAAATCAAAAAGGCGGACAAAATGAAGCTCGACCTCAACAAAAAAGAAGCACTCAATAGTGTGGACTACTTTGAAAAAAAAATTGTATCTGCTATGAAAAATCTCGTCAAATGCATCAGCAAACGCGGGAATGATATATCATCTCAACAACATGTCACGTTCCATCTACACTACGTGACATTGCACAAGCTCATGTTACTCAAGATAGACCACGTCAACACACACGTAGTGACTTTCGCAACAAATCTACTAAAAAAACACGAAGAGAAAATCAGTCTGAAAGACATATTTACAAACGCACAAACCATTCTCGAGAAAAATAAGACTATCATTGACAACGCAGACATATCGCTATATTTACACCAAAAAGACATATTCCGAACACTTAGAAACCCAGAGTTTGAAACCAGATACCAGATGTATCGCGATGTCGCCGAACACCTCAAGGATGCAAACGACGACGACGAACCCGAAATCATAGAATCCCTACGAGCCACACATCGCGAACTAATCACCCCGAAAAGTGCATCCCTCGTTCTATATTCAGCTCCCACTGGAACTGGAAAGACACTCACTCCACTCGCACTCGCAAAATCATACAGAATACTATTTGTCTGTGCCGCACGACACGTTGGCCTCGCCCTCGCGAAAAATGCAGTCTCCGTCGGACGAAAGGTGGCATTCGCATTCGGATGCGAAACGCCAGACGATATTCGACTACATTATTCGGCCGCAAGCGTATACAGTCGCAATAAACGCACAGGCGGCATCGGAAAAGTAGACAACTCCGTTGGTGACAAAGTTGAAATTATGATTTGTGACGTAAAATCCTACCTATGTGCAATGAGATACATGATGGCGTTTAATCCTATCGACAACATACTCATGTACTGGGACGAACCCACCATATCCATGGATTATCAATCACATCCGCTACACGAAATGGTATCTGTCATGTGGGCGGGCAACGTCATCCCCAACGTAGTATTGTCCTCTGCAACCCTGCCAGACATTGAAGACCTACGTGGCGGAGTCATTCAAAACTTTAACGACAAGTTCCCAAATATCATCGCAAATATAGTCAACATACAGAGCCACGACTCCAAAAAATCCATTCCGATTATCGACCGACATGGATACAACGTAGCACCCCACTTCCTCAAAGAGTGCGAAGACTATTCAGTCATGAAACAAGTTGTCACACACTGTGCAAAAAATAAAACACTATTACGATACATCGACCTTCAATCATGCATAGACTTTGCAATAGCTGTAACAGATAACAACTATGTTTATTCAACCTACACACTTGAAAGAACATTTACATGTATCGACGATATCACAATAACATCCATCAAAGAATACTACTTGTCGCTTGCAGGTAACATCATAAATGGTACGTGGGGGTCGGTTATTACAAATCTCAAAATCATGCGTAAACAAAAAATAGTATCGAATACGTCAGTTGACTCCACTGGTTCGCGCATGCGAAAAGTTAACAGTATTGGCCCAGGCGTAACCTCCACATCAAACACTTATAGCGGAGCACCACTCGTGCGGATGAACAGCGTTGCCGTACTACCACCGACACCACCAGAAAATCTACGCGAAGACACACCTGGTTCATATATTACTACCAAAGACGCGGAGACATTGACAGACGGACCCACCATATTCATCGCAGAAGATGTCGAAAAAATAGCCAAGTTCTACCTCAAACAGTCATATATACCCGCCTCGGTACTAGTAAATATCATGGAGCGTATCGACCACAACAACAAACTCAGCGAACGCATCGCGGAACTAGAGGCCACGCTCGAAGACGAAGAAACATCTGCTACTTCAAACACAACAGACAATAACGGAAAAAAAGCAGGAAAATCAAAAGACAACAAAGACTCGAAGCGCATCGAACGTGAACTCAAGGTGGAAAGCCAAGGGCGTAGCACCAAAATATCAAAAATACACGAAGAACTGTCTGGCCTCCAACGATCCATTAAAACTGTAGAACTCAGTGAGGTATTCGTTCCAAACAAAGGAGCACACATCGACAGATGGGCCAGCGATGTCGAAACAAAAAACGCATTCACAAGCAACGTAAGTGAAGAAAATGTACACGATATTATGGCAGTTCAGGGAGTAAGTGATATATGGAAAATATTACTGCTCATGGGCATTGGCGTATTCGCCAACCACAACAGCCAGTCTTACACTGAAATCATGAAACGCATGGCAACCGAACAACGACTATACCTCATCATCGCATCCAGCGACTACATATACGGAACAAACTACCAGTTCTGCCACGGATACATTGGAAAAGATGTTGCACTCACACAGCAAAAAATGCTTCAAGCACTCGGACGCATCGGAAGACACAACGACCAAAAAGAGTACTCGGTCCGTCTACGAGAAAACACTCACTCGCAACTACTATTCATGCCATCCACAAATAATGTAGAAGCAAACAACATGAACAGACTATTCACTGCATAAACAAACAACACAATTACATTATATAACATCATACCACATAACATCAAAAAAAGAAAAATAGGAACACCCAGGTGCATTCCTATTTTTCACGTAAAATACAAATACAGTTTATTCTGTTATGCAAATAGTCTTAGGTCCATGGAACCGCGAACCAATAAGATGTACACAAGTGTGTGAAGCACTAACCCGCGGGTCGTGGGACAACCATTTATTTCGGAGATTTTACCCAAAAATCCACCAAACACTTTTTGTGTTAGCATATAGGTATATGGATGTATCACTAACACAAAAATTAACGCAGAGAAAATGCTAATCTGCCATTTCTTATAACTAGAATCCGACATGTTATACTCTATACATTACTCGTACAAAATATCCTGCGATTGTATGTATCACATAGTTGTAACATAAAATAAAAAAAGGTACATCTTATAAAATCTTATA